GAGCAACCGCCCGAATGCAACCTTTACCGGTTTCATTGAGCATTTAACCCGCGAGGTTTCGCTTGGTCTTGGGCTTCCATACGAGTTCGTTGTTGACCCAGCGAAACAAGGCACCGCCTCAAGATTTATCCTCGAAAAAGCACAACGCCGCTTTGAAGAGCGCCAGAACACCGTATGTAGCAAACTTTGCAACCGCGTTTGGGGGTGGGTTATCTCAAACGGAATCAAACGCGGCGACCTGCCCAAGTCCAATGCATGGTATAAGGTCCGCTGGCAGTCTCCCAAAAAGATTACTGTTGACTACGGGCGAGAATCCAAAGCGCACGCGGAGGCTCTTAAACTAGGCACCCGGACGCTATCTGAGGACGCTGCCGAGCGCGGTCAGGACTGGCAGGATTTACGCAACCAAACGGAGACAGAGACGCGCGACCTGTTGGAACGCGCAAAACGTCTTTCCGATGAATACGGAATCAAGATGGACGCCGCGTTAAACCTACTTTCCCAACGCCAACCAAACCCAACTTTTGATAACGATGTTGAACCACAAGTTAATACATAAAATCGCGCATGAACCTTGGGCTATTGTCCCCGAGTATCTTCAGACTCTATACATCAGCGCGATTGACCCGCGAGACATTGAGTTAAACGGCAAACAGGAATCCAAATACATCATGCGCGGGAGCGTTGCAGTTGTTCCTGTTCACGGTGCGCTTGGCAAGGGCTTAACCGAAATGGATAAGCAGTTTTTCGGCATGTCAGACTATCTCGATGTCGAGGATGCCATGCTTGCCGCTGCCGATGATCCAAATGTGTCTCACATCGTTATGCATGTGGACTCTCCCGGCGGCACCGTTGTTGGTCTTCCAGAAACCGCTGCCAAAATCCGAGGCATTGAGAAACCAGTTACGGCATACACTGAAGGCATGGCAGCATCCGCCGCCTATTGGTTAGCTTCACAAGCTGACAACCTAATTTTAAGTGAGTCCGCCAGCGTTGGTTCAATCGGCGTTTACGTGGCGCTTCTCGATCAATCTGGCTGGCTCGAAAACATGGGTTTAAAGGTTAACGCTATTGTCGCCGGTAAACACAAGCTCGACTATGCAGGGTTCAAACCACTCACCGACGAGGCGCGGGAGCGGATGCAAGCCAACGTGAACAAGTGGCACGACAGGTTTAAAGCCGAGGCAACCATCAATCGGGATATTCCAGCCGCCAACATGGAGGGACAGGTTTTTGAGGGCATGGAGGCAGTGGAAGCGGGGCTGGCTGGCGGAGTAGTCAACAGCATGTCAGAACTGCTTGAGCTACTAAACTAAAGACACTTTTTCCCCATTAGGTAAGATGAAAACAATCTTGGACATCATCAAAGCAAATACCGAAATCAATCGTCTCAATGCAGAGGCGGAGGAACGCGGGATTCAAATTGACGAACTGAAACAGGCTATCGAGCAAATCAAGTCCGCGCATAGCGTGGAGGTTGAAAAGCTCAAAGCAGACCACAAGACAGTTCTGGAAGCCGCCAACGGTAAAATCGCCCTACTTGAAGAGGCGAACCAATTACTCGAAGAACAGCGAACGAGCGCCAGCGAACAAGCCGCAGATATTGTAGCGAAGCAGGGTGTAGAGCTGCCAGTTGAGCAAGCACCGGAACCAGAGGCCAAAGAGGACAAAGACCTCGATGAGCTTTGGGCCGAATACAACGCGATGAGCGACCAGAAAGAGCGCCGCGCATTCTACATTGAAAACATCAAACCTCAACTATAAATAACTAATGGCCAACACCTTAGGAGGTATTAACCTCGCACAAATCGCCCAAGGAACGCTCGATTATTTGAGCTACGAGTTCCACCCACTTCGCGCATTTACGCGTGATTTTTCGGATGACATCGCCACAAAAGGGGAGTCTGTAACCACTCGCGTTCCCAGCAGCGTAAGCGCTCAAGACCTATCAAGCGGTTATTCAGCAACGGACGTAACTTCCACAGCCAAAACGATCACCTTGTCAAATTTTCAAGGCTTCGTTTACGGGTTTACGGATGCGGAAGTTTCCAAGGCTGGCAACCTAGATTGGTTGCAGGGCGTTTTCATGGCACCTGCTTTGGAAGCAACCTTGAACAAGGTTATGGACGACTTGCTCGCCCTTGTGGTCAATGCGACATTTTCCGCAAACGAGGTCATAACCGCCGCCAACTTTGACGTTGACGAAATCGCTGACCTCGCCGCCGACCTAAGCACCGCCAAGGTGCCGAAATCGGAACGGGCGTTGATGCTGCCGCCGACTTATTATGCGAGCATCCAAAAAGACACTGTTGTTCAAGACGCCAGCTCTTACAATGGTCCTGATGCCGTCAGAGAACACGCCGCCCGACGAATCCACGGGTTCAACGTTTATGAGTATTCGGACATTCCGACAAACTCGGAAAACCTCGCCGCCATCGCTCTGCATCCTTCCGCGTTGCTGCTTGCTGCCCGCCAGCCAGCCACGCCATCCGATCCGGGATTGCAGGTCGAAAACGTGACCGATCCAACAACCGGACTGCCGTTGCAGTTCCGCTCATGGTATGACCCGGATTCCGGTGTTTACAAAGTGTCGATGGGCGTGCTTTACGGTGTAGCCGCCGGGAACGCAACAGCGCTTAAACGAATCAAATCAGCTTAATCGTTAGGATAAACTCATGGCCAACTCTTTAGGGGGAATTTCGTTAGCCGCGATTGCGGAACAGACGCTGGATTACTTGGGAAGTCAATTCTTTATGGTATCCGCGTTTACCCGCGATTTTTCGCAGGACATCCGCAACCGTGGGGCAAGCGTGACGACACGCGTTCCCTCTTCAGTAACGGCTCAGGACTTATCCAGTGGCTATTCAGCCACAGACGTAACCTCAACCGCCAAGACGGTGACACTCTCCAATTTTAAGGGGTTTGTCACCGGCTTGACGGATAAAGAGGTTTCACTTGCTGGAAACCAACAATGGTTGCAGCGCATTTTTGTTGAGCCAGCAGTTGAGGCGACATGCAAAGCGGTTGTCGATGATTTGCTTGCGCTGGTTCTCAACGCCAACTTTTCAGCCAATCAGGTAATCACTGCCGCTAATTTTGACAGTGATGATCTAGCGGACCTTGCCGGTGATTTGACAACCGCCAAGGTTCCCAAGTCGCTGCGTTCGGCTCTTATCTCCCCGGCATACAATGCCAGCTTGCAAAAGGACGCCGCGATACAAGATGCCAGCGCTTACGGCTCGCCTGATGCCGTGAGAGAGCACAAGGCCGGAATGATTCACGGATTCGGAATCCACGAATACGAGGCGATTCCTACAAACTCCGAAAACCTCGCCGGTTTCGTCTGTCACCCGTCAGCTTTACTCATTGCCGCTCGACAAGTGGCGGCACCTATTTCGCCGCGCGTTGAGGTGCTCAATGCGGTTGAGCCAAAAACCGGTTTACCGTTGCAGTTCCGATACTGGTATGACCGTGACGGTGGGAAATACAAGTTTTCCGTTGGACTCCTTTATGGAGTGGCTGTCGGAAATGGCGCGGCACTTAAACGAATTAAATCAGCATAATAAAATGGTCAGCAAACCAAACATATTAATTGGAATCAAACCAAACGGCGATATTGACGTCATTATAGTGAGCGGAAACGCCGACGAGGTGAAACAGGCTTTTGACGCGGAACGCGATAACCCCAGCGGAAACTATGTCCAAATTCAGGAATACCGCCGGCCACCTTATCGCCGCCGCAGGGATTTATCGGGAGCTTTGCCGAGTTCTGATGGTAAAAAAGCCGCCAAAAAACGGGCGTCTTGACTGGTTGCGTAAACACTGCTCAAAGCGCCCAGCTCTGCCGTGTGCCGGGTTGGGCGTTTTTTAAGCCATGGCAGACAATAAAATAACCCAAACCAACAGTAGGTTTTTATATGAAACTGCGACATCCGCCGATCCGCTAACATGGACGGTGATAGGGGAGGGCTACACTTGGAACAATTCAAACCGTTTGTTTCGGGTCACGGCAGACGAGGCTCAATTTGACACCACCGCGTATGTTCTCCAAAAAACCAATTCAGGCGGCAACTACGAGGACGCTTTCACCATTACGCTAAACGTTCCCGACGGCGATGGACTTAGCCGCGTTGATGTTTTTTCATCCGTCACCGTAACTGGATTACCTGATTACACTATTGTTTCGAGCCTCGATACATACGGAAGAGTGAGCGACTTGGACCGTATCGCCCATGAGCAACAGGTTGATTTAGAGCAAAACAGGATAGGTGCAATCTTTGATTATGGCGGGAGCAAATACAGGGGAACTTTAACCAGTCGCACAGACTCCAAAGAGTTTGAACCGGGAGGATATTTGGAAGGATTCGAGCTTTATATCACGACAAGCCGCCAGCAGTGGTCCGATGCTGGAGTTGTTCCGTTTGTTGGCGCTCACGTTGTCGTTGCAAATACCAAATATCGGATTGAGCAAATCATTAAAAATAACGCGCATTACCAACTTAACCTAACCAAGAAACGTGGCGGCTAAAGTAAGCATAGACACAAGAGAGTTTAAGGCGGCGCTTGCTCAGTACACGCGCTACTCTAAGCGGTCGCTCGCCGAGATTGTGAACAAGCGAGCCGTCAACATCGCTTTCAAGGCTATCCGCCACACGCCCAAAACAAAGAAGCCGTCAATTAACCGAGAGCTTCGCCAAAAAAGCCGGGTTGCACCTAAAGCACCACTTGGGGCGATCCTCGCTCAGAAGGGAAGAAATCCGGGGCTGTATGGCGACGAAATGAAGAAAGCTGTTGAGAGCTTGAAGGCGAAAAAAGCCGCCTCGATTGGTTTTATTAAATCGGGCTGGATTGGTGCGGTGCGTGATTTGTCGCCGCACGCCAAGGTTTACCGACGACCGCCAAGGGTAATTGTGAAGGGTAAACCCCAAGGTTTTGGGCGCCCAGCTCGGAGGGGTTTAAATCCGACCGCCGAAATCGTTAACCAAGTGGCTGGAGCGGTCAAGGTAGGTTCCGCCGCCTTGCAACGAGCAATCAATGAGGACGCACTCGATATGAAGACTTATGTTGCTCGCAAAATGAACCAAGACGCTAAAAAGTTTAATGCCAGATGAGCGCAAGAGGAATAACAGAAAGCTCGATGGTTGCCTTTTTGGGGGATTACTATTCCGGGCGCATTTACCCCGGCACAAACGGCGGCATTGTTGAAACGCCTTGCGTTATTGTCACCGCATCGGATGGCGAGGAAACGCCGCTTGGATCAGGCAACACGATGATCGAGGTTGCGGTTTCGGTTTACGACGAAATTGACGACACGGCGCAACCAAACAGTCGATCAAGGTTTGACGATGCTTGCACCGCTATCCAGAACGCTATCCGTTACGATGATTTCGCTGACCAACTGGAAGCCAAGGGCGCTGGCTTGTCATGTTATGGAGTTGCCAGCAGGACCGGACCCGTCACAGAGCGCGACTCCGAGAGCAACACGATTTCAGAAACTCACACAATAACAATTTATATTGCCGAAGCGTAAACGGCGACAGCTTTCTTTTAGTAGAAATTTAACAAACCCAAGGTAAAAAAATGAGCGTAGTTCAAAAAGGAAATCCGATTGTTTTCGGTTTAGGTGCAGGACCAGCAAAGCTTTTGAAAGCTGGGGGCAGCGACGAAATTGAAGTTTATATCCAAGACGCAAGGTTGGCATTTTCCGCCAACTCTCAGGAAGTAATGGATGGCAATGGTGAAGTCACCGGCAAGGTTTATTTCGACAACCGCCGAACATTGACCATGACACTCTTCATCAGCGATGGGACAAACATTGCTGGCGCCGAAACTAATTTCGAGTCCAACATTGTTCCGGGCGATGAACTGCAAATATCGTGGAACGAATGGGAAGAGGTTGACAGCGACACGGCAATGACTAATGACGCTGTTCTCGGTGAAGGCCAATATGTTGTTGACACATGTGAAAAAACCAGAGCGCAGGGGCAGATAGCGGAATGGTCTGTCACTGCTATCATGTACGCAAACGACTTGACCGCTGATGCCACCTAATGAACTGGATTTCGACAGTAGAGCCAGCGCCGTGGCGTATAGCGGGGTTTGAACTTGGTCCGCTCTTGTTTGGGCATTGTATGCTCATTGAGCGGTTCGACCTGAGAGAGCTTGCCGATGAGGATGACTTGCACTTTTTCCTTGGCGTTTGCTCCCGTACCTATGCAGACGCTCGCAAATGGTTAACGGAGCAATCCAGCCAGCCGAAATCAAAATTTAAGGACTTCGCAAAACATCGCGCTGAAGCGTTGGCGTATTTACACGAAAACATGGCGCTACCTCAAACGCTCGAAAACGTCGAAGGCGGCGCAACTCTAGGAACTCCGTTTTTGCAAGGATTACGACTAACGGCAATAAGCAATCTGAACTATAACCCGGAGGCAATAAACAACGCCCGATTCGGACAGCTTGTTTGGGATGTGTTGAGCTACAGGGAAACGCACGGGCAAACTCGGGTTATTGACAGCTACCTTGCCGAACAACTTGAGAAGCTAGGGAAAATGAATGCCAAGGTTTGAACTAAAAGGCAAAGTACAACTTGACGGCAACCAGTGGCAAGCTGGCTTGAATCAGGCTGGAAGGGCGGCGGACAAGTGGAGTTCGGAAACCTCTGGAATGATCCGCAAGAGATTACTTCAAGCGTTTGCTGTTGGTGCAATGTGGAGAAGCGCAACAGGCGCGCTCGATAAAGCGGCAGAGATTCGGGACAGGTCCGCCGGGATGGATATTGAGCCAGAAATGTTCCAGCACCTTGATTATGCCGCCCGGCAAAGTGGGGCAAGCATCGACGATGTTTCAACTGCGATGAGGACGCTTGCGAGAATGCAGCAGGACGCCACCGAAGGAAGCAAGGAAGCGCTTCAGGCGTTTGAAAGGTTTGGCCTAGTTTTTGATGACATCGCTGGCAGAAAACCAGCGGACTTGCTCATGGATATAGCCAAGGCGGTAGAAGCCGGGAAAAACCAAGCCAACCTGTTAGCCGACATGCAAACCCTTTTAGGTCGCGGCGGACAGTCATTAATCCCTGTTTTCCAGTCCAACTTTACCGGAATGATGCAGGAATCTCGGCAAATAGGAGCGCCGTTAAGCAATCAGCAGGTCGCTGAGATGGGGCAAACCGCCGATGCTTTAACAAAAACCCAACAACAGGGAGCGTCTTTTCTAGGCAAAGCTTTCGCAAGCCTGAGTGATGTTGTTGAAAAATACGGGCCTTTGGTTGCTCTGCCATTCGACAAAGACGCTAGGCGATCCGTTGAAAACGCTGGAAGGTTGAGTCAACAACTGCAAGAAAAGCTTCTCGAAAAAATCGAGCGCAACACCCGCGAAACTTCCGACACATTAAAATAGTATGAGCGTTAAATGGAAAGGCACAAAAGCGATCCAGTTGCAGCGCGTTGAAAGCCGATGGACGTGGCAGCGTGGGTGGGAAACCGTTTATATTTACCACGGCGAAAAGGCGCTCATTGCCGCCGCCGCAACCAATACCGCATACGTTCAATACGCCACGGCGGTTGACGTTGTTCCAGACCGGAACACCTCAGAACTTCGCGTCACTTTTGCGAGTATAGACAGTTCTCAGCCTGACCAATACACCGAGGACTCGAACGTATGGACTTTCACGCCTTACCAAATCCAGAAAAACATTGAAGAGCATCCGCGTTATGTTGGGCTGGCAGACATCGCCAGCGAGGATGGGTATTTACAACGCATTCTATTGGCGGTTGAGGATTATAAAACAACCGTTGCAACTGGAATATCCGCCGGGAATACGGACGCGGACAAGGTTTTTGCTTTGTCGGATTACATCACGCTCAAAGGAACAGCGGCGCAGCAGTCGCTTGCCAACGAACTGGCTGGATTAGTCATCCGGGGACACACAACATATGATGTCACAAAATACACACTCCAAAACGTCAAGGTTGTTCCGCCTAATACAAACCTGACCGTTAGCCACTTACAGACCGGTAGCCAATGGAGCACCGCCAGAGTTATCGATTTAATTGCGAGCGGGACTCCGAGCGTCACACAGTCGAGCATTGTTGGCGATTTGATAGGAACTTTCCCGACCGACAAGTGGTTAAAACAAGCGCCGTCAATCAGGGAGATAAACAACGGCAAGTTTGAAATCATCACAGAGTTCCTAAACGTTGGAAGCGATGAGTTGCCGACACAGATTTACCCGGATTACGTATGAGGCTTAAACGACTAAGACGGTTTAGGGTTAAAGATATTTTGGACGCGATAACGGCGCTTCAAGATGCGGTTGAGGCACTGCAACCAAGGCGCTCAAGCGGGACTCTACAAAATCAAGGGACCGGCGGAACATTAACCAAAGCATCGAGCGCGGCGAAACGTGGCGACATAACGGTTAACGCCAGCGACACGCGACCAGCTCGGTGGCAATGAAAAGACACTTTTGCCCCTATTAGTAGACAAGCTCTAGTTAGCACTAAACTAAATTTGGAGATATTATGGGAACAGAAAAATTTTTCGTATTCAACGAGTCAGGAACTCTCAAACGGTTAAAAGGTCGAATCGTTCGTTTTTTGGACAATGAAGACCCGGACAATGATGACAAAGTAGCGATCCGCGCCTCTATTAGTGTACCAGCTTCCGCTGAAGGATTAACCCCGGCCAACAACCTCTCTGACGTTTCCAGCGTGGAAACTTCGAGGTTAAACCTCTCCGTCAACTCCAAAGACGAGGACGCACAGGCAAATGGCACGAAGGTCACGGCCCCTGCTTTGTATTTCAACGGGACTACCTCAGTGGTGACGGTGGCCGACGATGATAAGCTGAGTTTTACCGATGGTGTTGATGATTTACCTTTTAGTATAGGGTTTAAGTGCAAGGTTGATTTTTCAGCATCTGGCACCAATGCCGTGTTCGGCAAGTATGGGCTTTCTGCCGCTACGCGGGAATGGTGGTTCTATTACACCAGCAATCTGATATATTTCTCAATTGTAGACAGCTCGGGCCGAGAGTCTTTTGCAAGATGGGATGTGTCGAGCATTAGCGGTAAAACCGCCCACATACTGATGACTTTCGATGGTGCTGGACCGAATAGCTCAAATGCGTTTACAGCTGCCGCTGATGGTATGAGCCTTTATGTCAACGGTGTTCTCCAGACGCCGCAAGCCACATATAATGACCCAAGCTATACTGGGATGGCGAACACAAGCCAAGCGTTGTGGTTTGGCAAAAGTTCATCTTCTTTCGGAGTTGGTCACTATAGTGCTTTTGTGTTTTACAACATGTCGCTATCTGCGTCTCAAGCCACGGTTGCCAAGAATGGTGATTTGGGATTTTCATATGAATGGGCAGGTGCGAACGGTGGTATATATACAAGTGACTTTAGTGCAGGTGTTGATGGGTTTTCTGACTCAAACGTAACACTGGATGGTAACATTGATGCGATTGGTGGGAAAGATGATAGCCTTAGAATTACATGTACTGCTGGGTCGCTGGCTCGTTATGCTCGCAAAAGTAGTTTGCTCACTGTTGGGAAACGTTACCGTTTAGACTTTGATACTTATATTCCAAGTTCCAACAGTGAGTGTGATGGAATATCTGTAACAATGGTTGGATATACTGGATCAGGTGATAATCTTTTATACCCAACACTTGATACATGGTCTAGGCTGTCATTTGAGTTTGTTGCAACAGGGACAGACTTGTTTATCTATGCTAGAGATGCATCCTCTGGCTCAGCAACATTCACCGAAACAGGTGGTGATGATTTGGTTTACATTAATAATTTCAGGGTCACTGAAATTGGAACTCTAGCAGACTTCCGGTCAGAGGATTACAACGAGTCAGCAAGCAAACTTTTAGACCGAAGCCCAAACAATTTCGTTGGCGTTGGAACATCAGTCACACTCACCGGAAATCAACGGCATATCAGTGCGGACACAATTGACCTCAAAAACCTCCCGACATCATCCGCTGGGTTGAGTGCTGGCGAGGTGTGGAGCAACAGCGGTGTTTTGACCGTGGTTTAACATATAATTTAAAACAATACTATGGACCAAAAAATCAATTATCTCAGAAGCCAAATCTCTGGTCTTGACGCACAGCTCGCTGCCGACAACGGCAAATCCACCACCCTTCGACTGCTGGGCAAAGCCAAAGCTCTGCTGAACGCACGGGAGGAATTAAGTGAACCAGTTAACCGTGCCAACACCGAAGCACTGGTCACACAGATCGCCGCAGCAGTCACTGCCTACAATGCATCCAACCAAATCACCATGGATTCGGTTGCTGACATTCTGGCTGGATTTGACGCTGCTGTTGCACCTGCCGATGATGCACCTGCCGAATAATGCAGAACGGCTGGGCTGAAAACTTGAAAGTGTCGCTTGTCGGGGCGGTGGGCTTCACCGTCACCGGCAGCACACTTGACGAGTGGTTACGGCTTGGCATCGCATTTGCCACTCTGGTTTACATGGGCTTCAAGGCAGCAGGTGCTGCAAGAAATTATTTCAAAAATGACGATGAAAAAATGGATTGAATTGGCATTTTTATGCACTGCGATTTTAACACTGAGCGGATGCAGCACGCTTGAAAAAGCCACTGGCTGGGCATTTGAGCAGGACGTGCAAACACAAATTGTGGACGGCAAAGAAATAACGTCAACCAATTGGGTAGTGCGGCCA